CGATCATTTGACCAGTTTTGGTTGGTGTGTAAGGGGGGACGTTAAGAAAGAGGATTTTCAGTCCATTGTCGACGACCGTAAGTCCGGAGAGTCCTTTATCTCTGGCGACTATACGGCTGCCACTGACAACGTTTTGCCTTGGGTAACTGAGGCTATTACGAGTGTGTTGGCTGAAAGTCCAGATCTTACTGAGGAAGAGAGAGGCATAATGTTGGCAGCAGTGGGGGACCTTCATTTGTGGTCTAAAAGCCGCAAGACACTCTATAGGTTGACTAGAAAGCAGATGATGGGGAATCTCATGAGTTTCCCTATTCTCTGTCTTATCAACAAGGTTTCTTACGACATCTGTTGCGACATAAGCTTCGGTTCTGGCGTTAGGAGGGTAGGCCGTTTCAACGGCGATGACTGCATGTTCAATGGTAACCGTAAATTCTTTTCCCTTTGGGAAGAAGTCACTTCTACCTTTGGACTTGTTGTCAATCGCCAGAAGACTGGTTTTTCTGACACGTGGCTCGACCTGAATAGTCAGCCTTTCCATGTGCCCTCTTGTCGCCTAGTTCCGAGGCATTGCCTCTCTTTTCTCCGTCCTTTTCGTAATGACTGTGTGGACCTTCTCGGTGAAGTGTGGAAAGGTGTGAAAGGGATGAAGCATAGTGTACGCCAGTATGCTATCTCGGTCCTTGCTAGACACGAAATCGTCCTTAGGGACTTTTGCGTGGCTAACATACCTCGATATGTCTTTACCGGGTTAATGAAAAAGGCCTGGTTTCGAAGGTGGAGGGGATCTGATCCCGTTCCGCCCATCATTACCGGGGTTTCTCGGTCCTGCGAAGTCGTGGTGGCGGATCCTCCTAGGGAAGATCTTTTTTCCATCGTCGACCAGGCGCACACAGAGTCAGAGCGGGAAAGGGTGCTTCGATGGTCTGGAGTTGCTTTGGAATTCTTGGCCCATCCTGTATGGGACCCCAAGAGTTCTTTCGACATTACTCCAGGTCCACTTGTGAAGACCCTACGACGTCAAGGGCGTCCCTCCCTTCCTCCTCTCATCTCACCGAAACGTAGTGCAAAGAAATTCGTTAGAGTCGTGCGTTGGCAATACTCGTGGTCCAAGCCTGTCTTAGACTGGTTTGAAAACGAGTTCGGTCCAGCCGGTTTTGCGAACTACTCAAAATGGGGCCCCGATCATCCTAGAATGGTCCCTCATGTAGAGTGCAAAAACTATGTTAGGTTGAGGTTCATAGTTCCTGTTCCTCCGTCATTGATGCCACCGGGCCCCTACGGGCTTTAATGGTGTTGATCAGCGGGCTTTTATTAGTGTGCCATGGTTGTTGTGGTTGGCGACCGGAGGGGACGGTATACGCCCCGGTTC